TCCCGTCCCATCGCCGATGCGCAATTCCTTGCCCCCTCGGGCCTGATCAACCACGGCAACATGATTGACGCGAATGCCGGTCTGCACAGCATCGTATTGCTGCCCCTCGAACTCGCCCGGCTCCCACTTGATATCGCAGGTGTAGCCGACCGAGAGCTCGGCCTTGCCAGTCGCGACCTTGTCGATCGTCGGCCCGTCCATCAAGACCATGGGCACTCGAATGAACTTGCCGTCGCGCGCAACGTCGCCCCCTAACTGGCCCCGCGCGTAGTCCTTCCAGTTGGCCGCGTTGACGGCGACGGGCGGGTGATTGTCGGTCACGGGCTTGTAGCCAAATGACGACATCGAGTCCGACTGGAACACCTCGGACTCAGGCCGCATGACGCGAACAACATCCATCGTGGGCTTGCCGACTTCCGACCCACGATACAGTTGGATCCCCACGCGCGCGACGCGAGGGGCCGCGACGAGATAGCCGTCATGCGTTCGTCGCAGCTTGCTCGCGTCCTCGATCTCAAAGCGGTCGGCCAATTCGAACATGTCAGTGCCTCCAATATCGCGAGACCCATGAGGTGCCGCTTTGTGTTGCTTCACGATCCCACGGCTTGATCGACCCGTGGAAGAAGATCAGTCGCGTTCGCGCATCCAGGTTTTGTTGGATGCGGTTCTGCAAGGGGAACGACGTGACGAGCGGTTGTGTCAGACCGACGCTCCCTTCTTTGTCGATCAGCTTGAACGACAACCAGGCTTGATCAGACCCCAGGTACCCCGCATGCAACGCAGCCTTGGGCGATGATGCGGGATCAAACTCAGACCAGATCTCCTGCAAGTCGCCAGCGCTGAACATCTGCAGCGACCCGTTGAACACGACGGGGTGATTAGTACCCGGCAAATGCCAACCGACGTAGCGCCCCTCGGTCGCGATCAACGCGCGCAAGTCCCCTGTTACGATCGCGTCAAGGTCGATCGACATGATGCGTTCACCCCGCTCAATGTCGAGCACGTCGCGCTGCGTCGCGCGATCGTAAAGCTTGAGCCGTCGATAGCACGACGGCAGGTTCCGCTTCGTCGCGTTCGGCATGTCCTCGCAGTCGTGCCACAACGGCACGCACTCACACTCCGAAATCCCAGCCTGTTTGTCCGTGATGCAAATGATCCGGTGCGGGGTCTTGTCGAGGTTGCGACGCAGCATCGAGCACATGACGTTGACGTGGTCCGCCGTGTAGGTGCGCGCGTGATTGGGCTGGTCCCATTTCCAGAGCACGATGTTGATCACTCGAAGACTCCGCGTTCGATCTCCTCGAGCAGCACCTGCCACACCTTGTCCCCACGCTCCTCGCGAACGCGCGGTGCCATCACGTCGCGACAGTCAATGAACGCGCAGTCGTAGTACCCATGCAACGTCCAGCCGACCGTCGTCTCCAACACGTACCAGACCCCCTGCTCGTCCTTGACGAGATCGATCCCGCACCAGTTGAAGTGCTCGAACGCGAAGAACTCGTTGGCCTTGTCGAGGGCCGCGCAGACGTCGCTGTCATCAAGCGATGTGATCGGAGTCAAGTTGCCAGACCCCGACGCCATGGGCCTGTCCGCACGATTGCCCCTGCGCAGGATCAGCCGTTGGGTACCAATCGCGATGATGCGAATGTCCCCCTCATTGCCCGGCACGAAGTCCTGCCACAACAGATAGCCGCGTTGCGTTTGACCGTACCGGCACTTGATACCGATGTCGGAGAACGCATGCTTGATCTCTTGTCGTGCTTCCTCATAGGTCGTGAGCAGTCGAACGTTGTGCGACGACGCGCCTTCCGCAGACTTGCTCATGATCGGGAGCGCGGGTGCCGCATCGAGATGCCGACGGGCCGCGTTCGGTGTGTAGAAGACGCGCGTGCGGGGCATCCATTTGGGCAGCTGACGCGCCTGCTCTAACTTATCGTCATAGAGCACCGACGATCGGTACTCAGGGATCAGGGTCAGGTTCGGGTTCATGGCCATAATCGCCATGAGTCTCTTGTGTAGCATCCGCACCTGTGGGTGATGATGCATATGGACGAACACGTAGCCCGCATCGGGCTGGCGTGGGTCTTCGAATAGGTGCGCGTCATGACCGCGCTTTGCGGCCTCTTGCGACAACATGGTGCCCCAGTTGTGGGCGTCGCTGTAGCACCAGACTTTCAAACTCGGCATGACGCGCATTCCCTTTCGTGTAGTTCCGATCGCGAAGGATCAATCCCAGATCTTGTTGCCGGCCTTGTCGAGCCGGGGCGTGTTGCGGTTCCATTCCTTGCCGGTCGTCGGTGCGAGCTCGGAAGCCTTCGCCGCGGCCTCGGCCTGCTCGACGATCTTCTGTTCCAGCTTCGCGTAGCCTTCTTCGTTTGCAGCCGAGCGCTCCTCGAGTGCCTTGTCGGTGGCCTCGATCTGCGACTTGATTGCGTCGTCGGACGTCACGTCGGTTTTCGTGAACGTGGACCCCGACTCCTCGCGAGCGGCCGTCAGCTCCGCGTCCTTCTTCGCGGTGTCGGCTTTCGCCTGAGCCGCGATGACAGCAGCATCAGTCGACGAGTCGGTCAGCGTGCTGGTCGTGCTGCTGGTCGCCGCGTCGTTGATCGTGACGTTCTTCGTGACTTCGGACGCCGCGGGCTGTGCCGTCGAAGACGTTTCCCAGGTCGTGGTCTGCGGCTGCGCAGTCGTCGCCGCTTCCTTCGTCACGACCGTCTCGGGCTGCGCAGTCGCCGTCGTCGTGCCCGTGGTCGTGCCCGCGTTGCCAGTTGCGGCGAGGTTTGCCGCGTCAGTCTGTTCTGCCATTGTCGTCAAGCTCCTTGGTCTAAACCCCTGCAGTGTTCACCGATGCGATTGGGGCACGTCGCATCAGGGTCTCAGCTCCACGCGATCAGCGGGGGCTTAATGAACGACGACTCACCGGCCGCCCATTCGGAGTATCCCGCAGGCATCGCGAATAGGAAGTCAGACGCGGCCGTGACGACACGCACCTGTTCCGTTGCGACGCGGATGCGGAACGCAGGTGCGACCCATTCATTCGTCGGCTTGTAGAAGCCGTTACCAGATGATGGGTCTGACGGCCCAGTGACAGCACTGCTGCCGGCCGACGTCCACACACCGTTGTCATATCGCAACCAGCATCGAAAGTACGTAGCATCGGAGTCGCAATCGACTGCGACGCCTAGGGTCTTGCCAGTCGGGTTCGTGCTCAGCATCGAGCCGTAGCCGAGCGCGAAGACCGCAGGGCTGTAGTTGCCGAGCCCCAACTCCTCAGACGCGAGACCGATGCCCGAGTCGTTGTTGACGATCACGACGTCCTGCAGTTCGAAATAAAACTTGCCGTCGCCCGATGCTTTGTGAGCGATGCAGCGGCCGCCCTTGTCTCCCGCGCCCGCCCATGCAGCAAGGCGATTGTTGTCGGACAGGACGACCTGTGCCGAAACGTCTGCCGGGTTCCAGCCCACACCAGCCATGATCAACGACTCCCGTAGAACGTGAACGACAGGTTTGCGATCGTCGCATCAGGGGTCGTCTGCCCGACGAGTTCGAGAGTGTCACCTGCGGCGAAATCGACCGCGGCCGCGAACGTCACAGTCGGTACCGTCCCCGCGGCGGCCCATGACAGCGTGCCGATCGACGACCCGTTGCGCTTGATCGTCACGACATAGGTCGCGGTCGCGGCGACCAACGCCTTGAACTTCGACGACGCGAGGGAGACGGGCCAGGTGAAGCCTCGCGCGACTTCGATATGAACCAGCACTTCGTCAGCCGTCGGCTTGCCCGGCTTGAAGATCGACAAGTCTGCCGGCACGACATCGGGTACGCCCCCACCCTCGCCCGGGGGGACGACTGCGATCGGGCCACCGTCGGCGTAGATGTAGCCCTCGAGAATGTCGAGCCACGCGCCGCCCTTCTTGACCTCGACCGTGTAGGTGTTGCGCGGCGACCCCTTGTCATTGGGCGACAGCTTGTTGGTCTGCGTGCTCGTCGGCGTGAACGTGACCTTGCCCGTGGGCGCGTCCGTGATCTCGACTGTTGCATCAGAGAGCAGTGCCGTGAACGCGAGAGCGTTGCCGTCCTCATTGAACACGCGGATACGAACGTCGGTGATGCCCGAACCGAGCGTCATCACCAAGGGGTCTGTGCTGCCGCGTGTCCACGACAGGTCGTTGCTTTGGGTCATTGGTCCTGCTCCCGTTTAGAGTTTGAGGGGCCGCACGTCACGGCCCCCCGTTGGTTCAATAAATCGCGTCGACCATCAAGCAGCTGAGTGCCGCTTTCGAGGACAACACGATTGACTCATTCGCCGACAACACGAACCGCGGCTGCGTCATGATCGACTGGACCGAATAGACAGACCCGGCCCCATGGCGCTCAATGAACGTGCCGGGCAACGGCTCCCAGCCGTCCCCTGCGATGAACCCGGGTCGTGCTCCCATGCCCCACGCGATCAGCGTTGCAAGGGGTGCGTCGATCGTGACGCCCCCTGTCTGATGCTCGTGGTTTGCGTCGAGCAGGTTCCAGGGCTCATACGCCGGCATGCCAACTACACTGCTATGAAACGGGGCCGCAGGATTTTTGCAGCCGGTCGCATAGAGTACGTTCACAGTCATGTCGCCCGCATGGTTCATGTTGATCGACAGTGTCTTATTGTCGATCGCGGCGGGCGCGTTCGCCCACCACATCTCCCCCGCCTGCCCACCTGACAGGTCGGGGTTGTTCAACGCGAAGTTCCAACGCCGCGCGAACGTCAGACCGGGACACGTCGGCGACCCTGCAGTCGTCGCGTGATTGATCGAGTCATTGTGCGACGTGTGAATGTACACGAGCACGACGGAGTTGGGCGGTGTCGCGATGGGTGACGCGAGGTTGCCTGCGAACCCTTTGAACGGTCCGTGGCTTTCCTCTTGAACCCAAGGCGTTGGGTGCGCGCGTGCCGCGCCCCCATAGACCAGCTGTTGTTCGCGGCCCATCACGCTAACCCCGCGCCCGAGATCATCCACTCGTTCTGCGAGACCTTGAGTGCCGTCGCGAGGCCGCCTGCGCCGAGGAGTCGCGGCCCTGTCAGCACCGTGCCCGCGAGATACAACGCATCGGTCCCCAGCACGGAGATCGTGACGTTGCCCGCGCCGTGACGGTTCGTGAACGTGATCGCAGCACCAACGAGGAACGGCACGTCAACATGCGCGGGGATCTTGTAGTTGCGCGGCATCGTGTCGGTCGTCGGGTGAACGATCTGCTTGCCGTCGTCAGAGAGCTGGCAGATGTAGTCCGACGACTGCTCATTGGGGACGATCGTGTTCGCGCCCGCAGGCCCCGCGACACCGGGTGCTCCTTGGTTGCCGTCAGGCCCCTTGACACCCTCAGCCCCTGCAGCACCGGGTTCGCCCGCGTCGCCATTGGGACCCTTGTCTCCGGGCTCGCCCTTGTCACCGACAGGCCCCTTGTCTCCGATCGCACCAGGTGCTCCATCGGGACCGGGCTGACCATCGGGTCCCGCTTCACCTTGCGGACCGGGCAAGCCATCGGGACCGGGCTGACCGTCAGGCCCCGGCTGTCCATCAGTACCGGGTGCTCCTGCGGGTCCCGCAGCACCTTGCGATGTCGAGGGCGTGCCGTCGGGGTTCGTGCCGTCGCCGTGTTCGTGCGACCCGCACCCTTTGCCCCCGATGAAGATCGAGACGTGAACGGGAGCGGAGCCGGTGGGGATCGTGCATTCTTCGTGGGTCGTCATAGTCGTTAGTCCTTAGGTCGTCGGTTCATTTTCTGTGGGTGTCGCAGTCTCCATCGCATTGGTCTGCATTGAACCAGGTGCCCTTGACCACTGACCCGTGTCTGGGTCGTAGTAAGGGTTTGCTTTCGACGCCTTGCGTTGAGGCGGTTTGCGCGCCTTGTGCAACGTGGCTGCAGCACGTCGTGCTGCAAACTCCTGCTCCTGCGGCGACAGTGCGTCGTCATCAGGCAGCGAGTCGTCTGATGCGTACCGCGCATCATCGGCGGGAACGAACGTGCATCGGCATCGTGGGTGCGCGGGGATCAGGGATCGTGCGCGTGCGATCGTGTAGGGACCACCGTCTGCGATGTCCTCGCACACTGGACAGACATCGTTATCACCAGCAGTGCGCACGTTAACTCGTTCACCAAGCCTTGCACCAAGCTCACGCTCAGCCTTTCTAATTCGCTGAATGGTTCGCTGCGAGGGGGCCTTCTCCTTGGAGTAGGAGCGAGACCCTGCGCCCGAACGTCGCGCTGGCTTGCGTTTGGCTTTTGGCTTGGTCTTTGATTTAGACTTCTTCGCAGGCGCCTTCTTTGCCTTCGCCTTCGATTTTTTCTTCGCATCGCGCATCTCCGCATCAGCGGTGACCACGGGCCTGCCCTCAGGAACAAGCCCGACACGTTGCACACCGTTGGCCTCGTAGATGTCGAGCGAGGCTTCCGCGTGCGCACGAATGACCATGAGTTCAACCATGGCCTTCGAACGATTGATGCCCACCTTGTCGATCACGGCCCACACCGAGCGCACGATCTCCATTGGTGTCTTTGAAACTAACAACCCATGCGAGACTGCACGCACCGACTGCTGCACGACCGTGTTGATGACGCCTTGCAGTTCGACGACAGCGAGTGCCTGCAGCGCGTCCTCGCGATGCTGCGCAAGGACGTTGACGTTCGCAACCCCGCTCTGCGACTGGCCGAACGCCGTGCCCGCGCTGTAGGCCGCATTGAGGAGCGGTCGCATCCATGAACCATCATTGCCCAGTACCGTCTTCGTCAAGCCCAGCATGAACCAGCGCTCGAACATCTGCATCTTCGTACCCGCGCGCGTGATCGCAGGGGCCGCGACTTGCATCAGTCCTGCGGACTTGAGCGAGAGCAGGTCGTGCTTGATGATGATCTCGCGCGTCAGCACCCGCATCGAGCGCCACTTGATCGCCATCAACGCATTGAACCGCGAGCGCAGCCGACCCGTGTTCGTCGGGTCGATCAGCACTTGACCCGCGTCCGCGACGCAGCACGAGCAGTGTGCTGATGCGTCGAAGACGTGGCCGTGATACTTAAGCGACATCACGACTCCTTGGTGTCGGTCTCATTGTTGAAGCCGGTCTTGATCTCCTCGAAGATCTCCGGCCCCAAATCGATGGCCCCGCGATAGGGCACGACGTTGTCCAGCACGACGGTGCCGACGTTGTAGGTCAGCGTGACGTGCGGTGTGTACTCCTCGTAGTCCGACGACGCGCCCCTGTCCATCGCATCGCGCCAGCGCCATTGCAGGTCCGTGTTCGCGAAGGCCAGCACGACTGCCTTGCCGAAGACTTCAATGACGCGAGGCCCGCCTGGCTTGACGTGTAGGTTGCCCTTGTCGTCGCCCCCACCCCACTGGTCGCCTATCGCGAGCCAGTCAACAGCAGTCTTGCTGTAGATGATCGTGACGTGCATATCGTCAAGGGTCGTGTCGAACCCCTGCGACTTGGCCCACGCCTTGATCTCCTTTTGGTTCAGCACGTCTCGACGCATGTACAGCGTGCGAGGCCGCGACGCATCGGCGAGCCTGATGCGGTCGGCCATCGCCTGTGCATCACCGAACGCGGCCTTCTTCTTTTTCTTCGCGACCGGCGGCTCGTTCTCGTTCGCAGGAGCGGGCACGGCGGCGGGGTCTGCTGTCTCGCCTGCAATGCGGGCTGCTTCCGACGCCGCGAACGCGGGGTCATATGCGGGGTCTTCGGGATCGAGCCGTGGGTCCGTCGGCCCTGCCTCTTCCTCGCGCTCGTCGATGTCGTCACCGAACTCCTCAATGATCTGCTCGAGGCCCGGGTAGGTACCGTCCTCAATCAGTTGGTTCTCGCGTGCCTTCTGCAGGACCATGGAGTTCAGCAGGCCCGCCGTCACGTCGGCTTGCAGCACCTGGCTCTTCTGAACCGCGATCGTGGCCTTCTGCACTTCGTCCAACTGCCACAGCGGGTTCCATTCGTAGAAGATGCCGTCGGGCTTCGTGCCGAGTGCTGACATCAGGAGCACGTCGTCAAGCCGCGACAGCGCTGGCGTGACTGTGATGTTTTGCTCCGTGGAGACGCGGTCGTAGTAGTTGCGCGTATCAGACTCGCCCGTTGCGTTCATGCCCGCAGGCGACTGCGACAGAAAGCGCGTGGCCGGAATGTCGGCCGCACCCGACGCGAGGAGCAGGTACATCTGCAGGATCTCGGGCATGCCGACGAACGTCTGCTGAACGCGCGACCACTCCTCTTCCTTGTCGATCAGCAGCAGCGAATAAAGCGACTTCATCATGTTCGCCATTGCGAACCTCGACTTGAGTCGGTCCTCATACGCCTTGTTGCTGATGCGCTCCGACAGCTCTGGGATCTTCACGATGTCGATCTTCGCTTCATTGACGAGTGCCGCAATCGCGTTCGTCACAGTGCCCGCCGACATCACAGCGTCCGCGACAGACTGCAGCACGCTGTCACCCCAGCCCTGGTTGAGGCTGAGGTCAGGGGGTTCGAGGCCCATGAAGCGCACGACACGCGAGGGGTGTAGCCGCAACGATCCCGACGACTGCAGCGATCGCGTGTAGTACTGGGGCTCGCCGAAGTACGGGCTGTTAACGTCCCACTCGGTCTGGCCCGCAGTCAGCTCATGCCGATTGACGACATGCACGAACTTCAACGACCCCTGCTTGATGCGCTCCACGTCGAGCGGTTCTTCGGCCTTGCCCTGATCAACACCGATGACGAGTGCCGCCCCACCGTAGAGCCGTGCGCGCTGCATCGCGAGCATGGCCTTGCGCTGAATGCCCAGTGCCATTTCGACATCGTAGATCTTGGTGCCGTCGTTCTTGTCGACCTCCCATGAGCGCCACTCGCGTGTCGCGTCATAAGCCGGGATGTCAACGATCTTGCGACTGATCCAGTCGCCTCGATACGCGGCCTCGAGTTGCTCACGCGGCATCTCCGCGAAGCCGAACATGGTCGCGGTGCCCTTGTCCTTCTCCGTGCCCATGCCGGTCATGAAGTTCATGAGCGTGTCGGCCGTCACACCGAGGGGCCGCACGTTGCCCACGTTGGGCACGGAGTCCGCGACGCGCGCCTTCTTCCTTGTAGCAGCCATCATCAAACCCCTGTCACTTGACCCACGACATCGTGGCATCGTATTTGTAAGTCTTGCTCACAAGCTTCGCGAACGCACCCGCCGCCGCGTCGACTTGATCCTTGTAGGTGCCCGAGGGGAACGACTCGTGCTCATCAACGAAGTTCGCGTTCCACGACGCCGCGACTAGCAGGATGTTGCCCCCCTGCCATTGTGCAGCGTAGGGCTCGGCCCGCGTCTCCTTGTCGCCCGTCACGCGGTCTTCCTTGACGATATGACCCTTGAGCATTGCGATCGTGCGCTCCGCAGACTCCTTGCCGCCCGAGCCCGGTTCACGCTCGACCCAGATCTCAACGCGCGCGAACTTCGCGTCGTCGGCTTCGGCCGTCGCCTTGATCAGCTTCTCGCGGTCCCATGCGTTGAGCTGCCCACGTCGCACGTCCTCGATGACCCAGCGCCCATCGTTGAGTTCGTGCATGAGCACACCCGCCGTGTAGGCACCACCGTCCTGCGTGCCGGCCTTGTCCCAATAGCGCACGGTCTTCTTGATGTCGTCGGCCGCAGGGGGGTGCGGCATGTAGTGAAGCTTGACGATCGGGAACAGCCCACCGCCCGACACGATCGGCGACTGCTGATACAACGACTGCCACGACGCTTCGGTGTAGGCGCGCTTGCGCTCCATCAAGAACGTCTTGGACTTGAACTCCGGGAACAGCGGCTCGCCCTTGACGCGCGGGTCGTTCGCGCTGTTGCCCTTGATCGGCTTGCCCAACGCGAGCGCCGGGTACTTGAGCACGACAGCGTCTGGGAAGCGCTCGAGGAAGCGACCCGCAGGATCGTCAACGTGCCATCGTGTCATCGTGATAATCAGACCCGCGAACTCCGAGAACCGATTGAAGAAGTCGTCCATCAGCCACGCCCACGTGCTGTTGCGTATCGTGGGCGACTGTGCTTCCGCACGTCCCTTGATCGGGTCATCGACGATGCCGAGGTCAAGGCCCTTGCCCGTGACCTGTCCGCGCACCGTGACGTTTCGGAACGAGCCCTTCTGCCCGACAAACTCCAGGAACGAGGAGTTGCGCAGGTAGCGACCCGTCATCGTGACGACGTTCGTCTCGTTGATCGCAGTCGCTGGGAACACGCGACCGTACTTCGTGCGATCGTCGAACATGCGCTGCAGAAACATGTTGGCCGCGACACCCAGGTCGTCAGAGTAGCTCGCATAGATCGTGCGCAGGCTTGGCCGCTTGCCCGAGGCCCACGCGACGAAGTCAATCAGGCCCCTAGACTTGCCGTGCTGAGGGGGTGCCTCGAGCAGCAGTGTGGGTCGTTCGTTGTTCTCAAGCCGCACGAAGAACTTCTGCAGCTGCTCCGAGACCTCATGAACCCACCAGCCACGCTGGAACGTTGGGTCCATGTATTGACGGAACGCCCACAGCGACTCGCGTGACTCGGCCGCGTAGTACTCCTCGAGCAGTTCGAAGTCCTGCTCGTTCCACGGCTGCTGTGGGACGTAGTTCATGACAGGGGCCCGCACAAGCGCTTAGTGTGCTCCACATTGTCCGCACGGAACGAACCGACGCGAGACTGCGAGGGCATCTGACGATATGCGAGCATCGCATGCTTGTCGCAGTAGGCGCCGATCGTTGACGCCTGACCGCACACCTCCATTGACAACACGTCGGCACTCGTGGGCCACTTGCAGTCGCGTTCGTCAGTACCGAACAACGGCACTGACGTTGCGGGTCTGTCCTCGACAATGGGGATGACCTTGGGCGGTGTGCGCTCGCCCTTTGACGACGTGCGCCACGACCCAAGCCGCGAGGAGTTCTTCTGCGTGCTCGAGCTCGTCTTGCGAGGAGTCTTGGCCTTCACAGTCTTTGCCTTGCGTGAACGTGGCAAGCCATCACCCCTCCCACACTCGAACCCCTTGCGATGCATTTTGCCGATGACCGCATTGCGAGAGCACCCAAGCTCCTTTGCGATCTCTGATGCGCGCAAGCCCTGCGGGTCTTCCCAGTGTCTGCGTGCGAATGCAATCGCGTCGTCGTCCCATGCGAAGCCCATCGCTCACTGCTCCGTGACAGGGGCAACGTGGGTCGGCTTTGCGAGGAGTGTGACGGCGGGGATGCCACGTTCCTTGAGCCGGTCGCGGATCTCCTCGAGTGTGCCGTACTGCATTTGCACGGGACCGCCGTCCTTGCCCGTGACCTGATAGGGAAGCAGCCGCTCAAGCAGTCGGCAGAACAGCTCCGGCTTCTTGTTCGCGATCTTCGTGAGGTATCCAACGGCACCGTCCTTGCCCCGTCCATCAGACCCCGCGAGCGTTGCGGCTTGCAGAATGCAATCCTTGATCATGTAGGTCAGATGGTTCTGTTGGCCCAACTGACGGCCCCCTGTCTTGGGAGACCCCTTCGCACGTCCCCTGCGGCCCTTCTCATAGACAGGAGTCTTGCTCTTGTCGATCTTGCCATTCGTGTCGATGCGAACCCGTTCCATTTTTCACACACTCCACATTTCTATTTTTGAGGAATAGACCGCGTAGTTTAGACTGGTCGGTCTTCGGTCTTAGACTTGACCAGCAGTGCCGTATTGATCACGATAGTGCTGCCATCGTTTCTTCGCGTCCTGTTCGAACAACGATGGCTGACAACATGCGAAGTCTGGCGTGCATTCGTCGTCCACCTTGTTGTGATAGACGTTGCCCGAGGCCCACGACATGCATTGCACGCGCGCACGTCGTTGGTACTGTGATTGCTCACGGATTGTTTTTCTGTTGCGGAGCGCCATCACGATCTTTCCTTCGCAGCCGTGATATGGAACTCGCGGCCATTGGGTGCGAATGCATAAAACGCGACGTGGTCTCCCCGATCGATCTTTTGCACGTTGAGGGGGAGCGGGACATCGTGTTCGATCGCAAACTCGTCCATTGCGCGCAAGCACACCTTTTCAAGTTCCGAGTCTAACATCGTCATCGCTCCGTCTCGTGTGAGAACGAGTCGGTATCGACGACGCAGTTGCCCTTGTCGTCGAATGCCTGCAAGCGCGAGCTCTTGGGGTCTGGTCTAAACGTGCGCAGGCGTTGAGGGGGCCAGTCGTGTTCGATGCTGTTGTGCGCGTCATTGATCGGTTCATTGATTGTCGAGGGGAACCGATCAATGACGCGGGTGTGGGTGACGCGGGGGTTGCGTGCGATCGCATCGCACATTGCGAGGGCGCCGTCCCGTGTATCAGACCAGCCGATCACGTTCTCCCCGTCCTTTGGGTAGTTTGTCGCGCGGGCCTCATATCGTTGCCCCTTGTCGCCGATCTGATGCGGTTTGAGTGTCACTTGAGCCATCCTTCTGAGTTTGCATGATGCGTGATCGCGTTGATGACGTTGCGAACACGCTTTGCGAAGTCTCCGACCTTGCTCGGGTCGTATTGCGAACCGGCCGTGAATGAGTACTGACCGCATTCGAGGCGAACGCGCGCCATCGGGGTGCCCTCGTCCGTGACATCGGGCCATGCGGTCCAAATCGGCAGGGGCTTGGGGGGCGGCCGTTTTGGAGTGCTATTCGTCTGCGTGTTTGACATGCGTCAGCGCTCCTTGTGCTTAGACCCGTTGTTGGGGTTTGTTTCGTCAGACTGACGCGGGGGCACGAACAACGCGGCCCCCTGTACACCCGCGTTGAGGGCGTTCGCGATCGCTGTGAGGGAGTCTGCGATGCGTTCGAGGTTGTGCAATGTGCGCGCGATCGAACGCAAGGGGGGCACGTTGTTGGAGTGCAACGAGTCCGCGATGTCCTCGAAGTATTCATGCTCCTGCATTGTCATCACTCCCCAACCGCGACGATCTTGATAGCGACGAGTGCCCATGCGGCGTACGCTGACACGACAAGGACGAGACCGATCGTTAGTCCCATTGCGATCTCACGTCGCATCTCTGTGCGCTTGATACGCTCATGCGGTGTGAGTTTGGGGTTGCGGTGTGCGTAGTTCATTGTTGCGGTACTCGCTCTGATTGGTTGACGTGATGCATTGCGGAGACGCTACCGCAGGAAGGAGGTTAAAACCTCGACTCCCTGCGTAACGTCCTAATCCTTGACGGGGCGCAATTCGTGTCGCTCGAACGTCGCCTTGACTTCGCGTCCCATGAAGTGCAGGAGCACCTCGTTTCGCTTGTCGCCGGTGTCCCCTATATACACACCCAGGAAATTTTTGAAAGACCCACGATCGACGATGACCAGTTCTTTCTTGTGGAGGGGTCTTTGCGTTGGGAGGGGCACATACCCTTCTTCATTCACGATCGCGAACAAATGATCCATGACGCGACGCGGCACGCGCTCGATGCGTTCATTCGACGGCACAAACCCGATCACGCCAAATGTCCCTCGTAGGAAGGCGTGCCCCCATGTCGAGACCTCGACAAACAGGTACCCGGGGAACAGGACTTCAAGGGACCCCTTAGTTCCCACTTCCACTTTGGGCAGGAACGTTCGCGCTCCTTGGTTCTCGACATTGACGCGCGCCCAGTTCTCGCGTCCCGATTGCGTGCGAACGAGCACCCATTGATCGAGCACGACGCGAACGCGGGGCGCCCCCCTCGATTTGGGGGCCTTGGGGTCCCTCGGACGGGGCCGTTTTGTGTGACAGGGGGCTGCTGGGGACGTTTTGCGCGTCATGACGTGCCCTTGCCCCTGATCAGGGGCCCGAACCGCTCCTGCCCTCCCCTAGCGAACGTCAATTTGGGACCCCCCTTGATCGCGCGTCACCGTGATGACGCTTGCAAAACGTGACGACTCGATTACCTGGTGATCGACATAAAATAGCTGGTTCTCGCGTCCCCGTTCAATCACGAAGTCGACGGTCTCTGCAACGCCCTCGGGCGACAGATGCGATGTCGGTTCGTCGAGCACCATCATGTCGCATTGCACACCCGCGCGACGCAACAGGACTTCCGATAGAGCGATTGCACCTAACAACCTCAACCGTTGCCCCTCGCCCTTGGACCACGACAACCATTTGGCTGATGCTGACATGCCCGACTTCATGATTGATACATTCAACCCAGTCGTAGTCGTGCCCTTCTTCGTCTCCTTCTCCATCGCGTATCTGATTTCCCATTCGTCGAGTCCCAACTGAGGGAGCAAGGTTTGGGTCACGGCTGTGAGTTCGTCGAGCACTTCCTGCAGCAGGTACAGTCTAACTTGTTTGAACCCCTTGACCCAATACGCGGCCCGCGCCTTTTGCTTTTCCATGATCGCGATAGACTGGTCCTTGTCGTCGATCGCGGCCTTGAGGTTCTTGACGGACTTGCGCGCCTTATCGACGAACACGGAGTAGGGGTTCACTTTGTCGGACGAGTCTTGCGTCATTTGCTTCGCCTGTGCGAGTCCCGCCTTGAACTCCTGCACTCGAGACTGCGCTTGCGTGCGGCCGTCGATCGCGAGGTTTGATTGCTCGCGGAACGTGCGCACCTGCTTTTCAAACTCCTCGACAACACCCATCTTCGCGGACTTCTCCTTGCCCGCAGACTCCCATGTCACGCGCGCCTTTGCGACGCGGTCTGTCTGTGCCTTGATCGCTGCGCGCTGCTTGCGCGCGTGCTCCTTGTGATCGCCCTTGAGTGCCTGGCCGCATGTCGGGCACTTGTCGCCGTCGAGCATGTCGCGCAGATCGAGTTCGAGCTTGGCACGTTCGCGGTCGAGGGCATCGTGGTGCGCCCCGAACTCCGCGTAGCGCGCGCATGCGACCGAGTACTGCTCGTTCGCTTTGTCGAGCTGCTTTTGCGCGTGACGAAGTTCAGTCTCGGCACCATCGTATTTGAGGTCGTAGTCGCCCAGGTCGAGCTGCGCACGTTCGAGTGCCTTCTCAATGATGCGGATGTTCTGCTCGCGCCTGTCCTGCGCTTGCGCGCGTTCGTCCTCCCACTGCGCAGACCGCGCCTTTGCGTCGTCAAGGTCTGCCATCGCGGTCTTGAGATTGCGCTCGAGGCCCGACAGCTCAAGCATCGCTCTCGTCTGTGCAGACTCGCGCTCCGTGACGATCTTGCCCGCAAGCTTAGACCGCTCTTCCCATCGGTCGAGCTGCAACGTCTCCGACAGCAGCGCGAGTTTGTCTCCCGCGCGCATGTCGAAGAACAGGGGCCGCCCCTGACCCAGGACGATTGTGTGCGGGAAGTTCGCGATCGTGAGGCCGAGCAGTGTGTCGATCGTTTCCTGATTGACAACCTTGCCGTCAAGCCACAGACCGTTGCTCGTCGTCGATCGCGCAATGACGTGGTCCGTGTCGTCAATGAACACGTCAACGCGAACCATCGGATGTTTCTTCGTCTCCCAGGTGCGCACGTCAACGCCCCTCAGGCCCTCAATCGTCTCACCGAACAGGCACCAGGTCAGCGCATCCCATATCGACGACTTGCCCGCGCCGTTCGAACCCAGTCGTTTGTCAACGAGGTTGCGGCCCCGCATGAAGTGCGCGCCCGTGCCCAACTTCGAAAAATTGAGCCGGTGTGGCCCCCCTCGAAATTCCTTGAAGTCGATAATCGTGATGCGTGTGAACTCTACGCTCTTCATTTGTCACCCGATAGTTCGAGGAGTTCAACTCCAAGCTTCATGGTCTTGTCGTCAACATCGTGGCGACGACCGAACTGCTCCAACACGTCGCGATCGGAGTGCTGATCAGACTCCTTGATCCTCACGCGACGCTTGATGGACTTCGCGACGATCACGGGTTCCATGCGCTGCACGATCACGCCGATGTCCGCGCCCCACTTCTCGATCGCCTTGCGCGTTGAGTGCCACGTGCCCATGTCGTCGATCGACGCGCGCACCTTGCACAGATCCCCCGCGTTGAGAGTTTCCGAGAGCGCGTCAAGGTCTGCAACGTCATTGATCGTGATCAGTCGCTTTTGCGGCCACGACGCGACGGACACGGAGTGCGCGTCGCCCCCTTCGATCGCGAGGAGACGGGGCTTGTAGTCGTCGCCGTAGTTGACGGTGTAGGGGGCACCGACGTAGGTGATGGGTCCGAATGTTTGCGGGACGTGAATGTCGCCCGACACGACGCGCGCCTTGCGAGGGAAGATGTCGAGGGGGATGCCCTCGAGTTCGCGGCCGAACCCAACGTTCGCACCGTTGAACGTGTTGTGTGCGAAGATCCATTTGAACGACCCGAATGCAGGGATCGCCTCTGCCCAGTCCTCTTGATAGGATCGAGTGTGTGGCAGGAACAATGCGTTGCCCAACACGCGCGCAAGCCCGTTAGGCAATCGTGCGCCGTCCATCACGCGATCGATCCAGGTCACATTGGGGATGCGGCCGAGGAACGCGAAGAACGGGAACGACTCATTCGCGTAGTCGTGATTGCCCATCAGCACGCCGACTGGGCACTCGTCAGCCAACAGGTCAAGGTGGTTGACGACGCTGTTGACCAACACTGAGGAGTGCCGGTCCTTCTCTTGCGTGAGGTCGCCTAATATCAGCAGGGCGTCGGGCTTGCGTCGTTTGACGATACCGACAAGCCCATGCATGAACTGATGCCGGTACTCGTCGCGCGGGTTCTCCGACAAGTGCAGGTCCGCGGTGATCAGGATCTTGGGCATCAGACGCGATCCCGCAGGCGCTCGAGTTCGTCAGCCTGGTTCATGATGATGCGGTGCATGTTGTTAACCGCGATCGTGAGGTCGTCGAGCACGCGGTCGGCTTTAGAGTCGTCATACATGCGCCGTAGCTGGTGGATGTCGTCGGTCACGGAGCGCAACCATTGGCGCTGTGGCTGCTTCTCCCAGTCCGATGGGTCTGCCTGCAAACACGGCACTCCGTTCTCGCGCCACATGAGCACGACCTCGGGACGATCGTCGATCGCGAGCACGGGCTTGTACCCCTGCATCTTGATCTCCTCGAGCATCTCCTTCTTGATCACGGGATCGGGCCGACCATCCCCCTGCGCTCGCATCACAAGCGACGTGTATTGCACGTCCTGCTCGCGTAGCCACTGCATCGTCAGTTCGTGATATTGCGAGGGCCGACCCGTGCAAAGGAAGATCGCGTGCGACGTTGACGTGAAGAACAAATTGACGATCAGTCGGATCTCACGGAACAGCCGGTCATGGGCTGCGGCCTTGAAGAACCCGTTCCAGTTCTTTTTGTCGCCCTCGAGATAGAACTGACGGTGCTTGTTGTTCGCGAGCGTGCCGTCGATATCGACGATGATACACTCCTTGATCGTGCGACGTGCGGCCGGCACTCCCGATATACCGAAGAACTGCGGGATCCCTTTGGTGCTCATTTGCGTACTCTCCTTTTGCGCTTCTCAGCTAACAGGTCTAGAATCTTCGTGAGCTTGCGGCCTTCGAACGGGCAGGGCTCATACATACACTGCTCGTTGCGTTCGCACGACTCGGGCTTCAAACAACCAACCGGCCAACAGTTCTCGCACTCGACGATAAACGACGCGGGCATGCGATCGGGGAACAGGGCTTTGCCAATCGTCATAGCTTGATCCTCACACGCTTGCGAGGAGCAAACGACTCTTTTTCACTCGGGTGCGGGGGGCGATGCACGACCCCGCGGTCGCGCTCAAAATGATCGTCAATGCGCACGCGCTCGCGCTTAGGACCGAACGACCCAAACGGCAGTTGAAATGCGTCGGCGACAAAGGGCTTCGCAATCATCGAGTCGAACGTATAGAAGTCGGCCTTGAGCAGCATCGACCGCAGCAGGTACCCCTGCGGGTTCAAATGAACGTAGTGCCCGGCACCGGCCGCGAGCTGATACGCGCACGGCACGACAACGATCGTCTCGCCCAGGTTCTGACGCGCAATCAACATCGGTGTGCGCTTGTGTAGGAGTGCCTGCGCCGTCGCTTCTGCCCAGTACTTCGCGAGGAGTCCTTGGTTTTTGAATATGCCGGCTTCGTAACCCATATCGCGAACGCGCTTGCATTCAATGAACCACTTGTCCGTGAGCACGTGCCCGTCGGGATGCGTCGCTGTAATGTCGCCGGCCTGGTGTGCCATCTCCTTGCCCTTGCGTTGCCCGATCGTCGCGCGGCCCCCTGACATCGCAGAGCGCCAGAACAGGTCCTCGCGTTCTCCATGCGAGACCCACAGACTCAGGGCCTTGCAAATAACTCGCTCGAAGCTTGCGCCTTTTGCTTTACCGCCGCCGGCTCGCATGTCGTCGTCCCCTTCATTGGATACGGTCTGATTGTTGAAACGTCGCGCAGCGTCTCCCAGACATCATCGCGACTCGCGAACAATTTCAGCTGCGGGTCATACACGACGTTCTCGACGCGCTTGCGCGTGAACCAGAGCACGGCCTGCATCTGGTTCGGCAGCATGTAGTACTTGAACGCGAGCGCTGCAATGTCCGCGTGGATCAGTTTGTAGGTGCGCGCGGGGATCAGGGCCTCACGCATCGTCAGTTTCTTGCCCTGCCAGATCGCTGACATATGACCGTCGACCGTGACGTACTTCCACGACTTGGGCTGCAGGATGTTCATGTAGAAGTTTCGAATCTTCGGCCCCTTCGTCTCATTGAGGAACGAGGCCGCCCCGATCGCGTAGGCGTGCGCGCGTCGCTTGCAGTGCCCATATGTCGAGACCGTCACGAGTTCAGGAGCGATGCCCTTGCGGATACCGTCGAGCACTGAAACCGTCGATCGCAAATTGCCCGCATAATCGGAGTTCGGTGACAGCGACACGAAGCACGCGACGACGCGCTCGAGGGGGAACGTGTAGTACTCGGCAATGCGACGCATCACGATATGGTACCGCTCGTAGGCGAGCACTCCCTCGTCCAGGTCGATGGGCGTTGCGCGATCAAACATTGCTTCGAGGTTTGCGAGGGACATTGTTTTTACTCTCACTGTTCTTGACCTGGTCCGATCGCGTTGCCCATTTGAGGTTTGCGCGACGGCAGTTCAACACGTTGCGGTCGAGGTGATCGGGCTCCTTGTGTTTGGGCGTCGGCTTGGGCTCGCCCTTGCGCAGCATTATTTCGGTGTGCAGGAATACAGTGCGCTGTATCCGATGACGATTGCGAACCAATCGCCCCGTGAACTCCGACACGTAAGCGGGGCCCTCGGGCGCGATCAGTTCGTGGGTCTTGCGATGCAGGTACGGGTGCTTCTTTTTCTTGCGATCATGCACCGACCATTTGAACTGCGACAGATAGGGGTAGTCGATCGCGTCAACGATCGCGTAGACCTCCAAGTCGTCGGTCGCGTAGATGCGGTGCTCGTGATCGTCGAGCACCCACGTATTTGGATCCCACATATCATCGGGTCGCATCAGCATCAGTTCAGGCCCCAGCCCCGTACTTGCTGCGCGGCGTGAGTAGTTTGCCCTCAACCTCGTACCACTTGCGTTGCACGACTTCGCGGAAGCGCTCGATCTCCTCGGCCCCCTCTTGCGGAGTCATTTCCATGATCTCCTGCAAATAGAACTTGGAGTCTTTCTCGCTGATGCCGACTTCCTTGAGCGCTCCGACTTCCGCAAGCCAGTCGAGGCATGCTTGCGCGTCGTCGATCCCGTAGCCGAACCGAATGGAGAACGAGGCCTCGCGGAACGGCAAGCCGACCTTGTTCTTGTCGATCTTCGCGAGGACCTTGACCCCTGTCACGCGCTTGAGCGACGAGATCGTTTTCGTGATGCGGCCGACGTGCGCGAGATACACGACCTGCGATGCGTAGAAGTCGAGGGCCTTGCCACCCGATCGCGTCGTGCTACGACCGAATGACACACCGATCTTGTCGCGCACTTGCGACACGATAATGAGCGTCACGTTCTTGTCGGCCATTTGTCGGACCAGTCTGCGAAATAGCTGACTGAGCTTCTTGGCCTTCTCCGCACCGTAGGACCCCTGGTCCATGTCGCGTTCCATTTCAGACCGATCGGACAGGGCGTCAAGGGAGTCGACGATTACAAGCTCCTTGCTCTTTGCCCCCTCAACAATCTTGGTCAGGTCTTCGAACAGGTCTTCCACGGTTTCGAGGGGTTCGCCGAAGTCGATGCGATCGACAGGCATGCCCAGTGCCTTTGCATAGGGCTGGTCGAATGCGGCCTCGGCCTCGCGATATCGGATCTTGCCCTTGGGATTGAGGAACGCAAAGTTGGCCGACGCCTCAATACAGAGCAGGGTCTTGCCCGTCGATTTGTCGCCGACGATGTTTGCTATACGGTCCTCGCACCAGCCGCCGCCCAGTGTGAGGTCGAGGACTTTGCAGCCCGACGGAATGAACTTCAAATTCGTTTTGGGGTTCGCAAAATAATTGCCACCCGATTTGTCGATCTTGACTCGTGCGATCATGTCGTGATTTCCCTTTGAACCGACTGGGGGGCCGCATCATGCGACCCCCCTTTTGTCAGGCGATGCGATTACCGACGGCGCCGCGCGGGGCGTTCGTCGTCATCGTCGTCCTTGGCTGCGGCCCGACGACGCGGCTTCTCCTCGGGTTCGTCGTCTTCGTCCTTCGCTGCGCGACGCGATCGGGGCTTCTCGTCTTCATCATCGGCCGACGACACGCGCTCACGCGCACGCTTGGGCTTCTCCTCGGGTTCGTCGTCATCATCACGCGATCGACGGCGAGCCGGCTTGTCCTCAGGTTCGTCATCATCGCGAGACCGACGACGCGCGCCCCGATCGGGTTCGTCCTCGGGTTCGTCGTCCTTCGCAGCCCTGCGCCGGGGCTTCTCTTCGTCGTCGTCATCACGCGCGCGGCGACGTGCGGGCTTCTCGTCGGGTTCGTCGTCATCGGAGCGTGATCGGCGACGGGGCTTTTCTTCCTCGTCTCCATCGTCGTCTTTTGCGACGCGACGACGCGGCTTCTCGTCGTCATCATCGTCCTTGGCCGCACGACGCCTGGGCTTCTCGTCCTCGTCGTCGGCGTCGTCGGCACGAACACGACGCCGGGGTTTCTCCTCGGTGTCGTCGTCATCATCAGCACCACGACGACGACGGGGCTTCTCGTCTTCGTCGTCGTCGTCCTTCGCAGACCGCCGACCGCGCGCCGGCTTGTCGTCGTCATCATCGCGGCCACGACCACGACGCGGCTTCTCGTCGTCGTCGATGTCCTTGTCCTTGGACTCGGCAGTGCCGGAGAGCTGCTTCTCGATATGCTCCGGCGTGTCGAACCGCAGCACGGTCGGCAACGGGTTTTCGGTGATGTATTGCAGGATCTCTTCCTGCACATTTACGTCATCGTCAATCGGAGACGACTCGCGATCAATGATGAACTGGTACTTGGTCTTGAGGCCCTGACCGGACTTCTTGATCGTGATATCGTAGCCGTCATCGGGATGGTCGATCAGCAGGATCTTGCCCGTGCGCTCGGTGTGGCACATGCCCGCGATGTCGCGGTCCTGCGTCCATGACATGTCCCAGATCTGCGGGACCGGTGGGTCGGACTTGTCGTCGCGATCGATCACCCAAACGAGAGTGCGCTTCGTGGGCGACAGAGCTTTCGCTTCGTCGTCCTCGCCGGCGTCCTTCGCGAGTTTCTGCTCCTCGCAAATCGGGCACCGCTTGCCCTCCATCTTGTGCGCGCACAGGTAGTTCGAATTGTCGCCGCCGACGAAGCGATGCATCCAAACGTCAAGCCCGTAGTGATCATGGTCTTCCCACGTCGCGGGCAAAATGCGCACCAGGTTCTCGCCGTTCTTCGGCCGGAACGTGTCGAACCCCTGTTTGAAGGGGGAGTCGAAACGGCCTCCGGTCTGCGTCGCGCGCTTCTTCACGTCCTCCGCTGTGCGCTTCGTGTATTTGAACGACGACCCCTTCTCCTTGGTCGCGTTCTTTTTTCCAACTCTACTTACCATGTCGTTTGTCTCCGTTGGTTTGTGACAGTGCATTCAACACGTCTTGCACATGACGCCGCTTGGCCGCGAAGAACGCGGCCAACAGTAACCGGACCACGCAATAGATCGCGAGGAGTCCGAATAGAAAAAGAACAAATGCAGTGCTGATCGTCATCAGGACCTCGCACGTCGCTGCCGTTCTTCGTTGATTGCCTTGCGATGCCCCTGCGCCCCCTCGTCCTTGATGCGACGCGCGCCCGCGTTTTCGACAGACCCCTCGCCGAAATAGTTCGCCATGTACAGGGTGACGAGTTCCTTGAGCGCATACGATCGTTGCAGATACGACTCCTTGAGCGCCTGCAACAGACCGACGGACTTCGCGAGACGTGCGAACTCCTTCTGCGCCTTGATCACGTCGCGATGGGCCGCGACCGCGTTCTTGATCGCGGTTTCCGTGATCTTCTTTTCAGACTCCGCGGCGTCGGCACGCACCACTTCGTCAACCTCCGCTTCGACGACCTTGAGTTCGTCCTTTGCGGCATCACGCAACGAGATCTCGATCGCGAGGCGCTCCGAGACCTGGTGAAAATTGTGGACCTGCAATATGAGTGCTTCGTCGAGCGCGTGCTTGTCGATCTGCATGCCGTCTGACATCTGCTGCAGGAAGGCGCCGTCCTTGTCAGTCCGGTCTTCTTGTTGTGTCGATCGTTCTCGTGGTCGGGTCGCCATGACTTGATACTCCTCAGTCGGGTTGCTTCTTGATGGGCCATTCGCGCATCGCGTCTGCGATCGCGCTTGCAGACTCGACCTTGTGGGACGGGATCGTCGAACTGACGGATGCCCAGATTGCCCACTTCTCCACGAGATCGGCCGCGTGTACATCTTGCGCGCGTAGCACGAAGACGGGTTCGTCGGGGTGTGCCTTGCCCAAGCACCCCTCGCCTCGCAGTGCTTGCTCGATCGTTTCCTTTGCGGTCGCCACGTCATTCTCCTTCGCTGTTGAATACACACCGGCCGATTGACAGGAGCAGCGGCGCGATCCCCTCGGCCTGATTGTAGGGGGTCGCGAAGTTCTCTAGGAGTTGAAGCGTCGCGATGGCGTCGCGTTCGGTCTTCGCTCCCTTGAGCACTGATGCGAGGTACGCGCAAATCACAATGCGGACCCCTTCGAAGCTTTCATCCTGCAGCTTCGCGATGATGCCCATTGCCTTGAGCCACGACCCGGGCTTGATCAGGAACCGCGCGAGTTCGATCACGGGGTCGGAGTCCTGTGCAGAGTGCAGGATTTGCGATGCCTCTTTTGCCGTCGCGACTCCCGCGCACATTGCGAGGTTTGTCAGTGCCTGACGCGGGGACCCGTTGGCCTCGCGACAAATGATCTGCAGCACCCCCTCGGAGACTTGCATCTTCTCCTTCTTCGCGACGCGCTCAACGACCTTGACGAGATCGTTCTCCGACACGGACTTGAGCTGGAACGACGCGCAACGGGTCTTGATTGTCGCGGGGACCTTCGCAATGTTGGTCGTGCAGAAGAACCAATACACGTTCGGTTTCGGTTCCTCGACAGTCTTGAGCAACGCATCCCATGCGTTCTTCGATAGGCCATGCGCTTCGTCAACGATGACGGCACGACCCGAGCCCGATCCGACGGCCGCGTATCGCACCGTTTCCTGGAGTTCGCGCATGCGATCAATGCCGCTATATGTTGCGCCGTCGACTTCGATCACGTCACGGCCGACGCAATCAAGATAGCACGCGGCGATGCGCGCGAGTGTTGTCTTGCCCGTGCCCGAGGGGCCCGACAACAGAAAGGACTGCGAGGTGCCAGCGTCGAGCACCTTCTGCATGGACTTGACGACGGCGCTCTGGCCGACGACGGTTTCGAAACTGATGGGCCGGTGCTTGGTGTGTAGTGCCTGGGGGACGTCATTCATTTTTGCTGCTCCTGTTCAATCATACTGCGCTGGCGGCAGTCACTTCGTCAAAGCGATTTGCACGATCGACATTGAGACCGAAGGGTGCCCGGGGACGTTCGTGTCGACTACGAGTTGCAATGCGCACGGGGTTCTGCCGAGGAGCAGTTTGCGCACGTCGCGTTGATGGATTGCCCAGGTCGACAAATACACACCGGGCGAAACATCGAGCACTGGCAGGGGTGCGTTCCCGCCCCTGCGATTGACCAGGTCATACATCCCCTCAGCCAGCATCGGCATGATCTTGATCGGGTCCGAGGTCGCGCTGCGCATCTTCTTCTCAATTCCCATTGGCTATCCTTTCGAGCTGAGTTGACGATAATCACCCTTGTGGCCGACGTTCTCGAACGACCCGACTTCCTCGAGATCGCACCAATTGTCGCCGACCAACATTTCGACGACCAGCGGCACGTTGATCCAATCGAACCGCGGCATCGTCATTTCGGATATCACGACATCGGAGCGAACGTCGACCTGGTCCTCGGGCCAAAGGAACGTCAGGTCGTCGTGGATCTCCATCATCGGTTGGTAGAGTTTGTAGTCCAGTTCAGAGAGTGCCGACATTGCCGTGAGCACGATCAACGACTCGTCGGCCTGGATCGAGCTGTTGATACGTTCGTTATATGAGATCGGTGCGTGACGACGATGCCCCGACAGACCCGTGACGTAGCCGTTGCGCTTGTACAGTTCATCGAGTCGGATGTGCCACTCCTTGATGCGAGGGAAGCGCTCAAAGAACTCCTCTTGCATCTCCTCAACGACTTCAACGGGGGGCGTCACGCGACCGGACCCCCCAAGGCTGACTGCGATCGATTTCGGGGCCGCGCCGAAGAACGTCGGAAACACGAACTGGTTTTTGACGCCCGATCGCGCGTCCTTGAACACCTTGGGGTTTGACATCAGGTCCTTGTAAGCCCACTTCGGATAGCGCTCCGCAAGGTTCTCGACCCAGTCCTTGTGGATGTCGTACCCATCAATGAACGACTTGACGAGTGCTTCGTCGCAGCTTTCCATTGCGACGTTGCGCGCCTGAATGCCCGCGTAGTCGAACGCGACGACCTTCATTCGCTGACGCTTGGCACTGACGACTTTGCGTATCACGACGTTGACCCCTCGCTTGGGCCAGTTTTGAATGTTGGGGTCTTCCGACGACGTGCGCCACGTTCGCACCTTGTAGGTCGAAATGATGGGTCGGATCTTCATGTCGTCGAATAAGTGTTCCGACCCGGGTGACACGGGGGAGACGTAGGTGCTCAGGATCTTCGACGCCTTGCGATGCTTGATCGTGAGCTTGACCACCTTGTCATCGTACTTGCGCAGGTTCTTTTCGTCGGTCGCGTCACCCCCCTTCTCAGTCTTGGACAACGTGTAGCCGAGAAGCTTGAGCATCTTCGCGAGGTCTTGCGCGGCCGAGGGGCGATATGGCGCTCCGTATCGTTGACGATATTGCTTGACCTCGGGCAGCACTGCCAGCTGCTCCTCGACCTCTGCGATCTCGTCTTCGAACCTGACGCGAAACTTTTTGAGCTCGTCCTGATCAATCGGGATGCCCTTGCGTTGCGTGAGCACCAGCGTGGGCACGCGACGCAGTTGGTGCTCATAGACCTCCTGCATTTCCAACGCGCGCAGTTCGCGCTCCTGCTCGATATACAACAACCGATGATACTTCGCGTCACCGCCGTTGTATTTGAGCACCTTGTCGAGGGGTTCGGCGTCGAGGTCCTTGCGATTGACGGGCGACAGGTCTTTGATGTTGACGCCGAAGTACTGCGTCGTCAGGGCCTCGAGCGCGAGGAGTCCTTGCGTCTCGTCGATCACGTAGGCTTGCGATATCGAGTCGCCCCATAGGCCCGCGCGCAACACGTCAGGACCGAAGAACTCCGCAGACCATTCCATTTCGAACGCGAGCTGGTGCGCGATCTTGCGTGGGCGTGGGTCGTATAGGAACTCGGTGAACATGTCGTGTAGCTGGTCGGCCTCGCCCGGAGTCCATTTGCATTGCCGATGACTGAACGGGAACGCGAGTGTTGACTCCTCGATTGACAGGGCCGCGGTCAGGATCTTCGCGTCCTTGTTGTAGGGGCGCAGCTTGTTGGTCTCGTAGTCCATGCCAACGAGTTCGTGCTGCACAGCTTGGTTGAGGAATTTCTCGATCGTGCGCAGGTCTGATTTGCCCCCATCTCCTCGCACAATCGACACGTCGCGGAACACGTCGTCGGGTGTGTGGATGACGGGGTCAATCTGGTCGTCATCGTTGAGCACCTGCCTGCACGCCGCGCGCAGTTTTTTCTCCATGGTGAACTCATTGTCGGAGACGTGCCCTTCCCATCTGCGATCCTTGAGCGCGTCGTTCGGTTCAATGAACGGATAGTACCAGCAGACATGCGACCCAATGCGCACGGGGATGCGTCGGCCCATCCACTGATAAGCGTGGGTTTCATTCGCGGCCCATTTCAGGGGCAAGCCGCCGAACCCGAATATCGCGCGCGGTCGTGACTGCTCGATGTCGCGCACGATCGACGGCCGGCAGCATTCGATCTCGACAAACGTTGGTGCGCGCACGGTCGCTAGTTCAAGCATCTTCGTTTCGATCGTCGGACCCGCTCCGGGGAACGTGCGGATGATCGTATTGTAGCGCGTGCGCAATTGCGCGGCCTTGGGCATCATCGAGTGGATCAGTTGCAAGTCTGACCCTGCAATGGGCTTGTCGGTCTTGTCAGAGCGCAATGAAGGGGCGCCCATCAGCACATAGATCAGCGGGTCCTTGCTCCCTGCTGGTTCGATCTTGGGCGACTTGACCTGTGCATGATTGAGGGGGCACGATTTGCATTCCGTGCGGTGAAGGAGTTCGACCGAGACCCCGCGCGGGGCCCCGGCCGACTTTGACGTAGTTGGCTTTACGTCATCAAGCCCGAAGAAACCCATTTTCGTTTCCTCAACCGGGCGTCGCCGATACCAGATAAACCATGTCGGTCACTGTGTCGTTTTCGGAGCTGACCATGATCGCGGCTTCCTCCGTGATCAGGAACTTGCCGTACCGACCGAACCCGTCCTTGAGGCGCTTGGGATCGACGTGCGCCGTGACATTGGGATGCATCTCGCCCACTTCCATCGAGTCGTGGCACTCGCCGCGTTCGGAGACGGAGTCAAAATGCATGATCGGGTTTTTGCCCTTGCCCTGCGACACGGTGATGATGGTCTTGGTCTTGTCGATCGCGGCATCGGTAATGATGCACGCGCGATCAAGGATGGGTTCGAACTTCGACGGGATGTCGCACAATGCCTGCTTGTGCTTCGACGTGTAAGCTTGCTTCATGATGTTGAGGAAGTCGAGGGGGACGGCCTCGGGCGTTTCGTTGAGACCGAACAACGTGACCCCATCGTGCTCGAACACCGCGTCCTTGTCCGTGATGTCGAGGAGCAGTTTCTTCGCGCCCTTGCCGATGCGCAGGAGCTGCTTGCAGAAGTCGGTAGTCAGGATCACGCGATCAAACCCGGGGTCCCCTTTGACCTTGACGCGCGCGGTCGATAACGTCGCGCGATCGGTCGCGAACAAATGCAGGTAGTCGCCTTGCGTGATCAGGGTGACTCCCCGGTGATCGGCATGCGACGTGTCGTTGCCGAGCGAATGCATGACGGACTCAAGCCCCTGCAAAAACCGACCCGCATCGCACGGGAACGGTTCAGACGGCGCTCCGGGCATCTTGAAGATGAAGTCCGACTTGGGCATCATCGCGAGCTTGAACTTCGACGCGGCCGCACTGATATGCAGCACGTCCTTGTCGCCGACCTTGAACTCGATCGGGGTTTCTGCGCGCGACGTTTTCAGGAGCGCGAGGAGCGACTGGGGTACGGCCCCTGCAAAATCCGTGACGCATGGCACGGAGATCGCAATATGATCGTTGTAGGTCATCACGGTTTTGCCCGTGAACCAGAAGTGCGACAACACGGGCACCAGCATGTTGACTGACAACGCGGGGGCGACCTCTTCCATGAGGGCGATCAGTTCTTTACGTTGCATCGGCATTGCGGTAATCCTTTATGCGTTTGAGAAGGGACATGCGGCGGGTCGAAGTATACGTGTCGTTCCAGATCGGGGCCGGTTTGCGACGTTGATAGTTAAGGTCTGTGATCCCGTGCTCAACATAATGGCGCAGGGGCTCGTCCGGCTTGCCGAGGAGTTCGTAGTAGGAGACGAGGCGATTGCGTGCTTTCGCCGCGTTCATGATTTGCGAGAACTGGCCGTTCGCCATCATCGTGGCGAACACGATCGACATATGATCCCACAACGGGGGTGCCTTGCGCGCACCCGTGATGAACTTGCCGTGCTGCGCGCCCTGACGATGTTTGAACGGCTGCACCTTGAAGTGCTCATGAAAGTCGATGAAGTACCGCAGACAGGCCGCGCGACGTGCGGACGACTGATATCGAACTTGCTCGATCGACAGACCCAGGTATTCCAAATAGGAGTCGACGTGTAGTTTTTCGAAGGGACCGAGGTTCTCATATTGACGACGCGCTGACGACCAGGCGATCTGCGTGCGCCCCGACATGATGATGCGCATTGGCACTTGCGTGTAGTCAGGCTTGCCCCCTCGCAAACCCGGAACGTATATCAGACCGAAGCCCGCAGCCAGCGACCACGTCGTCGAGTCACAAGTGTACCACGGGTATCGCAGGAGCAGTGGGATCGTCGTGATCCCAAACCCGTGAGTTCGCACGAACGGGTTGCCGGCTTGGTCTGTGATCAGGGAGAAGACGTGATCAAGCCACATTGCATGTTCGCGCTGCGTCAGATCCTTCGCCGTCGAGATCCCGATATACGGTTCATCGTCGGCCAACATTTTTTCGAGCCACTGAAACGACTCGCCCTGATGGAAGATCGGAATGGGCGAGAGTCCTTGCTTGCGCATGAACGTTTGGTTCGTCGCAGACTGCGCGGCCGACTCCTCGACCTGCTTCATCGTGCGCGCTTGCCCGAACTTGCCAGGTATGACGTCCATGCCCGCGTAGCACGACAGCCACGGTTCGTTGCGTTTGATGAAGTCGCAGTATGCTTGAATGTCGAGGGTCTGCCCCCTGTTCCAGGCACCGAACACGCCGGAGTCAAGGAACAGCTTGACGGGGTACTGCGCGATACGCTGGTTGCTCTTGTGAATGCCGCGCGCGATGTCTTTCGCGACGCTCTTCTGTTGAGCCGGTGTAAGGAGTTCACGCCTAACCAAGACCCGCCCCCCTCTGCAACTGGACGAGCTTGAGGAACTCCGATCGCGCGTCCGCATGTTCCTTGAGGATGCCCCTGAGCGCGCTTGTCGTCGTGATCGTGCCGGGCTTCGAAACCCCTCGCGACTCGACGCACATATGACGCGCTTGCAGGAGCACCCCGACCCCTTTCGGTTTGAGTACGCGCTCCATCGTGTCGGCGACCTGCGTCGTGATACGCTCTTGCACGGACAGCCGACGTGCGAACGCATCGACAAGTCGCGGGATCTTTGACAGGCCGACGATGCCGCAGTCGCCGGGGATATAGCCGACATGCGCGACCCCGAAGAACGGAGCGAGGTGGTGCTCGCAATGCGAATAGAACGGGATCGACCCGACGAAAACCATCTCATCGTATTTCTCCGCGCCGTCGGAGAAACATTTCAGGAGCGCGTCGGTATCGACATCGTAGCCCGATGTCCAATGCGCCCACGCCTTGACGACGCGCGCAGGCGTTTCGCGCAACCCCTCGCGATCGGGCTTCGGTTCGAGGAATTGCAACAATCGGGTGATGACCCCCGGGTACGTTGAGGGGGCTGGTTTCGGGATCTCGTCGTCGATCAGGGGGTCCGTGTCGATTGGGGGGGTTCGGGGGGGCATTCGGGGGGTCCTTTTTGTGTGACAGGGGGCTGCTGGGGACGTTTTGGGGGCAATCGGGGGGACCTGTGCGGGGGGCCCCCCCAAAAACCGCTCCTGCCCTCCCCTAGCGGGCCCCGTTTTGCGGGTTATCGATCACGTTTGACGCGACGCGACGCGACAGGATCGGGTCCTCGAGCAGCACAGCCGCGAACCCCTGCGATCGCTTGAGGCACGGGAGACAATGCCCGCAGGGGGGCGTCGTCCCCTCAAAGCACGTCAACGTGGTTGCGAGGGCTTCAAAGCATCCGGGGATCGATCGCGCATAGTTGATGCATTCCGCGCGCGACGCATGAGTCGGGGTTTCGATCGTCAGGGGGTAATCGGGAACGGCCATGTTGAGGACCCGCTGCACCTCTTGCTCGAACTCGATCGTGCAATCGGGGAACCCCCCTCGCAGACCCGTTGACAATACGCCCGCGCCGAGTGTGTGCGCATACACGGCACCGACCGATAGGAATATCAAGTTGCGATAGGGGACGAACGAATTGTCCATCCCGATCGCCTCAGCGCTCTCGACATCGGCGTACTTGTCAACAGGCTCGCCCCCCAGCAACGACCCGCCGACCAGCGGGAAGTGCAGCTTGTGGACGACGTGGCTTCCGAGTACTGGTGCGTACTCCTCGCTCTTCGCGAGCGTCGTCATGATGGTTCGCGCATAGCCGATCTCCGCAGAGTGCCGTTGCCCATAGGAGAAGGTCAGGGCGTGAACCTGACCCCCTTCCATGCGCGCACGTTGCAGCCGATCGAATAGCGCAATCGTGGAGTCCAGACCACCGCTGAACAACACGACCGCTACCGTCGGGTCAGAGGACATGGTCAGATCTCCACGCCCTTGAGTTTGCCTTCTTCCTTGAGGAGCTTCAGCGTGTGCCGAAACTCCGCGCGGATATTCGAGACCGTGACTTTCGACACGGACCCGCCGCCCTTGCCGAGCTTCGCGACCAGGTCGTCAACGCTGATCGCCGTGTCTTCGAGGATCGCGAGCTTGATGGAGTTCTTGACGCCAGTACCGGAGGGCTTGACACCCGTGGTCTTGCCCGCCGACGGCTTGTCCTTTGCAGGGGCCTTGCGAGCGGGCTTGTCGTCGTCGTCGTCCTTCGCAGTCTTGCGACCGCGAGCCGGCTTCTCCTCGGGTTCGTCGTCTTCGTCCTTTGCGGCCTTGCGACCGCGCGCGGGCTTCTCCTCGGCCGCGTCGTCGTCGTCAGTCTTCTTGGCGCGACGTGCGGGCTTCTCCTCGGGTTCGTCCTCGTCCTTGGCCGCGCGACGCGATCGGGGCTTCTCCTCGGGTTCGTCGTCGTCGGTCTTCTTCGCACGTCGCGCCGGCTTCTCCTCGGGCTCTTCGTCGTCAGCCTTCGCAGCCTTGCGACGCGAGGGCTTCTCCTCGGGTTCGTCGTCTTCGTCCTTTGCGGCCTTGCGACCGCGCGCGGGCTTCTCCTCGGCCGCGTCGTCGCCGTCGTCGTCCTTGCCGGGTTTCACGTCGCCGACATCGGGGAAGTCCTTGATGGTCTTCTTGCCCTTGATCGCGACGGCCGCGGCATTGGTCCATTCCTGCGCCGGGTCCGACAAAGCCGTCCATTGCTTGTCGGTCAAATCCTGCACAGCGGTCGCGAGGGCCGCGAGGAACGTTTGCCGGTCCTCCTTTGTGCCCTGCTTGATCTTGGTGACCTTGGTGATTTCGGCTTCAATTACGCTCTTTGGCATTTGTCTTCTCCAGTTGGGTTGAGTAAGCGAGTGGGTAGTGTCGTGTAGTTCAGGGGGGGTTCAGTCGAAGCTGTAGGGGGACCAGTCGGCCCAGCAGTTCGGGGTTTCGAACATCCGCAATTGCTCAAGGCGGAAGGGGGACTGGTCTTTGGTCAATCGCGCGCTGATCAGGCCAGCCGCGATCTGAACCAAATTCTCGACGGTGGGCACCATCGATAGTACCACGGTCTTATGCGCAGGACCGAGGGTATCAAGAGCGAGACGCATTGCGTCGTCGCGCTCGTAAACGAGGAAGGCGTGATCCCACGGATCGACGACCTCCGCATGCATGATCGATTTGAGGTCGCCGAAGTCGACAATCATGCCATCGTCGGAGCGCCCCGCATCGGAGTCGTTGACGACCCCTGATATCGTCGCTTCGATCACGTAGCGGTGCCCGTGCGCGTTGCGACATTTCGAACCATGCTGTGGAATACGGTGCCCCGCGTCGAACTCCGCGCGGCGGGTAATGATCACTGACGACATTTTAGACTGCCTCTCTGATTGCGTGCCTTACATGCAATCATACTGCGATTTTTGGCGGTCTCCCGATCAAGTGCCGGTGTAGAGACTGCAACACGTCGCCAGTACTGGTCGGGTCCAGCCCGATCAAGCGGCAGAGGTGGTCGTTATTCGTTTCGCGGGTGCCGTCGAGACGACGACGAAACCTGCGATATGCGCGCGGGTCGTCTTGTAGCGTGTTGAGGAGTGAACGGAGAATGGGGGGGAGTTGTGCCATGATCAGTGACGTGTCAGGTTGCGTGTTCGCAACGGACTCGACCTCAGCGATCGGGACTCCTAACAGGCACTCATTGATCTCGCAGTCTATGCGCGATCGTCGTTTCGATAGGTCGTGGATGTGATTTGTGAACGCGGTGCGGAACAGGGCACCCAAATGTTTTTGACTCGTGACGTGCGGGTACTTGTTTGACACGCGCACATAGTGCAGCATTCCATCTTGTATCAGGTCTTCGAAGTCGTACCACCCAGCTACGCGCCAATAATTTTCCTTGCACGTATTAAGCAGCCAGCCCCTGACCCCTCGGTCCATGTCCATTTGTTTTCGATCCCCTGAAATTGACCCCGGGTTGAACTGGTGGGGACCCGGGCGCTCCCTGAGAGAGACGACGGGCACTCGCATGCCCGTCTTGATGACCAGACTCCATCGTGGATTGTCGGCGACGCAATGAACGTTCGCCGACATTGATGTATGATAGTCAACTGATCAAGGAAATAATTTGAGCAGCTGCCGTTCCGTCAGAGTACCGGGGTCCTTGACATCGGGGGGCAATGAAACGACGCGCGTTTTTAACGATGCCATGTTCGATTGTGATCGCAGGGCAGTTCCCAGAGTGCCGCGATCGAGCAGCAATGCCCGGTGTGAATACCTGTGCATAACGTCGTGGAGCAGATCGATTTGACGGACCGAGGGGGTCGCCGTGAAGAAGCACGTCGCGCAAATCCCATATCGCTCGCCGAGCACTCGCACCTTGAGCGCGTCAAAGGGGCCTTCGCAGAGCACTAACGTGTCGCAGTCCATTCGGTTCTCAACGAGTTCGTCAAAATACAGCAGGTAGTCGTTGATCGGACCGAACGCGGGGTGCTCCTCGAGTTCCTCATCTGTTGAGAGCGTGCGGTAACGCAACTCCTCTTGCGCGTATATCGTGCGGCCCGTCCACGTCATCAACTCCCCCTCGAACTCGATCGGAAAAATGATACGCCCCTTGAATGGTCCTGATGTCGCGTAGCGCAACTTATAGTCGCGCGTAAACCGCATCACCTGATCAAGCGTGAACTGCCGCGAGGGGCCGGTCAGGTAGTTGATGAAATGACGCGCGGACGGCACGTCGCGAAACGGTTTGAACTCCGCAGGCAATCGCAGGGGCTCTCGCTTAATCGGCTTGGGCGGGTCCAACTTCGACAACACAGCACCCATGAAGTCGTCGGGAATGAACACGGAGTCGCCCACGATTTGACGCGCGCGGTCTAGCGTTGTTTGCAGGAGTGCCTGGATCAGGTACGCGGGGTGCTTGCCCCGGTGCTCACGATTGCGCCAGCATTTCCAGCCGCTCCCCTTGAGATCGATCGACATATGCTGCGAGGGGTCTGCACTCCCGCAGAACGGGCAATGCACAGCGACGTGACCGCGCGACACGTTCGGCCCTGACGTGACGTAGGGCACCCGATAGGAGTCGAGGAAGCCCTGCCATTCAAATGCCACCGACCTGCTCCGTCTCTGCGAGTTCGAGATGCTCGAACACGTTGAACGTGGTCTTGCACGATGGGCACTCGAGACGGCGCCATGCAGCGGACCCGCCGCTGCATGCCGTCAACATCACGTAGTTACATTCGGGGCACCCGATGTCGCGCAAATGCACGAATAGGACGTGGGCTTGATTGTCGATGCTCCTGCGTTGGAACAACGAGAACACAGTCCTCGCGTTCGTAACGACCAGCACGACGCTGAGCGCCAGGAACGTGAGCCACCAATCGTAGTTCGACATCTCCTGATTGAACCAGTCAGACATGCGTCACCTTGAAAACCGTCTTCTCTTTCGTCGCGATCGATTTGTCCCCTCGACCGTTCGGGAGAACGATCCAGGTTCGCCATGCGTTGCATCGCATGCATTTCGCGTGGCCGCGTTCGTCGAGTGCTGGCCATAAGTGCTGCTGCTCCTCGCAGTACGGACCGACTCCGCGCGCGTATGTGCGAAAGTGTGGCCGCACCTGATGCCAACCGCGACGTGCGCTCGCGATCAAACGCTTTGCGTAGGCTGAGTATGTAGTCTTATGCGGGAGCACGAGTCGCATTTCTGTGTGCTCCAGGAACGGGCGTTCGCGCCCCCCTGCGGCCGTGTATGTTCGCTTCTGTTTGACAGGGACCTGCTCGACCGAGACTTCGTTGAGCGTCGCGAGGAGCGCGAACACGTAGCGCACAACGCCCCCGAACTCGGGCACCAGGCGATGGCATTGCCATTCGATCGCCTCGCCGTTCGGCCCCTCTTGCTGAACGGCCATCATTTGATCAGGGGAGAACGGTCTGCGGTTGACGTATAGGATCGCGATGCTGGGATCTATGTAGTTGATGATCCCATGCGCGAACTGACCTGCATACACGTCAGGCATGAAGTGCTTAGGCACTCCCTCGGCGGCCGTCGGGAACCGCTTGTCGTCGACCCGATAGATCCAACAGAACGGCAGCGTCGATACAGCCCCTTCCCATTCGAAGAACTCCGTGACCGTGATGCATTCGGAGTCGCCGGGCATCTCCTCAATCAGCCACCCGACCTCGGGCAGGATGTCGCCGTCAGGGGGAACGAGCTGTTCCCCCCAAACGTCTTTGGTATCGGCCGCGACTGACAACATGCCGCGACGAAACGCGCGCCCGTCGAACTGAACGAAGATCGAGGGGAAGGGCAATCGTGCGGAGTGCCGCAGGGAGTTCAACGTTTCAGCCCTGCGATATTGCGCGACCTTGAACGGAGACGTAGCAAGGTGTGCCATGAACTCCGACATTTTCTCGTCAAGGATAAACGTGCGCGCTGAGAGCACGGCCTTGCGTAGGTTGACGGGGTCGCGCCCCGTCACCGATGCAATCATGCTCTTACGCGCGGGCTTGTAGGTCTCGCGAACCAGATTTGATGCGATGTCGAATTGCATAATCAGTACTCCCTCACGCAATCATACTGCGGGCTTGCCAGTGTGATGGGACAGCATGTGAGTGCTGGTCCCCTGTTCCACTTGAACGTCAAGACCGATCGCATCACCGGCCTTGTTGCCGTCGATCGCGCCTTCCAACGAATGGATGCGCCCTCGCGATTTGACGACAGCGCGAACATCCCCCACCCGCTCGTTCATGAACGCTTGCACGGCCTCGCGCGTCGACTCGTAGAGCGCAGGGAGATTGCGCCCGTCATTGTGTAGGAGCGTATTCGTGACCGCACCGTATCGTTCTGCAAGCCGCTCCGACAAGCGGTTCGCGCATGCATGACGAAACGACGTCCGATAAGAGGTACGACCCGACACTGGGTGTGTCATTGAACCAACGACCGCAAGCCGCTCGATCGTGTCGCATAGGTACATGAAGATCGATTTCGCGACCAGCACGTTGTGCGGGGACCCGACGAAGTTGTGTCGATCGAACCTGATGTACCCGCAGGCCCGCTCAAGCGTGGGCTGCTTGACGTAGCCATAGAAGTACTCCGCGAAGTACAGCCGCGCGACGTTCGCGGCCAACGTGCGACGCCACGGACGGGAGTCGGTGTGCAGTTCTTCGTCGATCACGAATGCCTCGGTCTGCTCCTCGCGGATGGCAGACATGTCGAGATTGTATTCTGCGAGGAGTGCTTGCGCCTTCAACGCGGCCGCTGCGGCCTCGTTCTCGTTCGCCGACGTTGCGAGGGCGAGGAGTTTGCGGATGCGATCGATTACCTTATCAAGTGCTGCGGTGCTCATTTGCGCTTACTCCTGCTACGCGGCTTTTCGGACCCTGCAAACGGGACCTTGGGTTTGACGTTCGTTGTGCCCGGGGCAGCGCGTCCCGGGTTCTTCTTGATGGGTCGACGTGCAAGCTCTTCTTCGTTGAGCTCGCGGATGATCTTGTTGAGCGTCGGTTCGTCGATCGGGGTTATCGGTCGCGTGTTGACCGTCTCCCGCGTCAGGTGTTCGATCGAACCCGTCGCTCGCACCTTCTCCGCGCGAACGCATTGGCCTTGCGTGCGGCACCATGACGTGTTTGGGCACAACGCGCAGAACGTGAACACCTTGGGCAGGTCCGCCTTCGCAGGACCGGCCGCGCGATGGTCGAGACGTTGTGGGTTCAGGGCGTCGAATTGACTCGTCGCCCCGATCAGCGTTCCCAGCTTGGGGTTCGTGTTGATATGTCGCAGCACGTCGACCATGTGCTGATTGAATATCAGGAACCATTGCCGGAGTGGGTACTTCATCGTGTCGAGTTCGAACGTCAGGGTCACTGTCACTCGCTTCTTCACAGCATGCCCTCCTTCTCGAGGTATCGAAACTCGTCCCAATCGATCAGGCTCATGCCGTCGATTAGTCCATTGTGATTGACCACGATGTCATGCGAGTCGGTGCTGTACACGTCGAACGCGGGGAACCCCCAGCACCCGGGACCGTTCTCCGGGTCGCCGTCGTCGTGATCGGCGGGGTTGTAGGCATGAACCGCGGCCCCTTGATCAGTCAACAGGGCGTGCGCGATCATGTTCTTGTGGGATAGTAACGTCATTTGTCTCTCTCCAGAAACGTGAGCTGTCATCATCAGTGCTACGGGCTCAATCGTGACAGACCCCCTCGCGAGGGGGTTTCGACTTACTCGTCAACTTTGATCAGGTGCGCACGAATGACAGTGATTGCATCATGCGAACCGGGGTACCGAACGAGTGCGCAATCAGACATACCGCGAACTCGCAGCTCCTCAATCACGCCAGGCTTGGTGTGCGGCAATGCGTTCTTCGAACGCACCTTGTCGCCGACTTTCAGGGGATCAGGTTTCATTTCTTTTTCAGTGCCTCCAATTGACGCTTGCGAAACGCCTTCGCCTTGTCGAGCTCTTCCTGCTCGTCGATCTCACGGGTCTTGCTGAATGTGAACTCGTAGCCGACCGCCGTGATGACGGCCGCGAGCGTCGCGTGTTGAGGGCGCTTCGTCGCTCCCTCGAACCAGTTCGCCAATGTCGAGGGGGACACCCCTGACATGCGGCTGACGACGTGACGCTTCTTATCGAAGCCCTCGTCCTGCAGCACCGTGCGGATCTTGTCGATCACCGGGTCCTTGTCGATGAACCGGTACGTTCGATACACGCCGATGCGTGTTGTTTTCTTTGCCATTTACGCAGCCTCCGCTTCGAGCTCGCACGCCGACTCGTATCGCTTCGAGCCGGCGGCCGTGATCTTGTAGTTGCCGTCAACTCCCTTTGTGACGTGTTTCTTTTTGACCAGCTTGCTGATCGCGTCCTGGAACGAGGACGCGGCCTTGCCCCCCTGTACAATCACTTCGGTTAGCGTTGTGCGGGTCAAGGGGACTTTCGTTTCGCGGAGTGCTCCGAGGATCAGGCACTCCACGGTCGCACCGCCGGTTCGACGCGGGGGCGACGACGTGGTCTGCTCCTTGGGACCAGACCCGTGCAGGTTGATCGCGATGACGCCCGGCATTGTGTCGAGAGTTCGGAAGACTTTTCCGAATGCAATCTCCTCGACCTGGATCGTCATCATCAACGGTTTTGCCATTTGCTTCTCTCTCTCTCAAAGTGAGCTGTCATCATCAGTGCGGGTTGCTCATGCTCCGCAGACCCCCGCATGCGAGCGGGAGTTTCGACTTCATTCGGCGCGTCCGATGTCGCAGTTCTTGTGCGCGTATTTGATGCGCGTCAGTCCATCGTCGCCGACGACAGGAGTCGGCTTGCAAAACGACTCCCACTTGGCCGCACGTTCGGCCGCGTCGCGCGCGTCCTGTTCGATCTCCGCGCGGGTCTTGTGTCGAGGGGAGTTCGGCGCATCGGTGCCGGTCAACGTCGTCGTGCGACATTCAAGACCGGTGTAGTAATTGCGCGCGCATTTGGTCGTCGTCGTTACGACCTCGGCTTGGGCTGCCGTCGCGATCAGTACGACCGCGACCACGAGTGCTTGCTTCATTTCTCATCTCCTGTTGGTGCTAATGGGGGGCTGGTCGGTAGGTCCTTGAACGCTTCGCCCAGCTGTTGTTCTCGCACTTTCTGAACCGCGCGTTTCATGAGCTGGGTCATGATGATTGCGAGTTCGAGTTCGATCCGTTCGTAGTCTGACATGCTGTCTCGCTCCGACAGGTTGAAGGGGCCGCACGATCGCGGCCCCCTGCAATGCGTCGTCAGTGATTACTTCGCGTAGTCCATCGCGAGCTCGAGCGCGCGACGTTTCGTCTTCGAGTGATTGCCGATCCACGCTCCTCGCAATGACGTCTCCTTGTCCTTGCCCAGTTCATGGTCGACGACATAGGTGACTGCGTTCAACGCACCCCACCAGGTGCCCTTCGCCGTCGTCAGCATCGACCCCGGAGCATGCTCGAGAGCCGCGCGAAACTTCGGCAACGCGATCGGAGTCTTCTTCGCGTCAGGTTTCATTTGCAGGACCTTGAGGAAGAACTCCTCAGTCTGGTCCTTGCTCGCCTTCGCCTTCGCGAGGAGCGTTGCGGCCCCCTTGAACTCGTCGGTCTGTTTAATCGACAAGCCGAGCACCGCCTCGGCCTCTTCCTTGACGACTTCCCATTTGCGGGAGTGCGCCATTTTGAACCCGTGCTTGTTGCCCTTGAGATCAGACCCAAGCGCCATCGACAACGTGTTCCAACAGACTACGCGAATGGGCGTATACTGCATGATCAGGGCCTTGCCGTGAACGTGAGGCGACATGATCAGGAGATAGGGTCTGATCTCGTCGGCCCCCTTGCCCGTGCCGATCTTGAAGTCCTTGCCGATGCGCGCAAGGGCCCAGACGTATTTGCCCTCGGCCAACGAACCGGCCGTCTCCATCGTCATGCCACCGGCCTCGGTGAACTTTTTGAAGAAGTCAAACATGTCCTTGTTCTGCATCGGCGTGTATGTTGAACCGACCGTCGTCAGGACCTTGTCGTCCGTGTCGCGCGCAATCACGAACTCGCCCTTCGCCTGGATCAGCTTGCCCGCTGTGTCGGGGAAGTGAACCTGACGCTTCGAGACCGTCCAGTCGGTCCCTGACGCAACCATCATTTGTTCCGGAGTCATATCAGCCGCAACATTGTTGCCGAGACCGTGCCACGGAACTTCGTTCGCGTATGCCATCGTCTCCACCTTGTGTGCCATCTTCGTTCTCTCTCATTGGTCTGTCATCATCAGTGCGGGGGGACCATTACCCGCAGACCCCCGCGATCGTGCGGGGGTTTCGACATCACGCTTCGCAGTGCCAACAATAAAACTTGTAAATGCGCTTCATGAGCTTACTGACCTCACTATAGACTCTCGCATTCTGTTTTTCCGTCGGCTGTATTCCCCCTCGCGCCCACGTCAACACGATGGTGTGGATCTTTGAGAGCACAGTCTGTTGATCAGGGAGATCGCTGCCCCTCTTAAATGCGGTCGTGTTGTAGAGCATCTGCATGCCCCCATCAACCGACGCCGCGACGATCACGACGCGCCACTTCATGTCCTGGCCGGGGGAGCAAATGATCACGAGTTCTTCCTCGCCCTTATTGCCCGGCACCGTGATCGTGTAGCCCTTGCATATTGCGTTCTTCGCTTTGAACTCAATCATATCGCGAACCCGTGAATGCAGTTGAGCGCGTGCTCCTCGCCGTAGCGCTTGTGGATCGCTGCGTCGTCGTCAGGGAGTGCTGCGAACGCCTCCTTGAGCATTCGATATGTCGCGTCAGCGTCGTTCACGCCGTCAGAAATCTTGACGACGCGAGACTCATCAACCAGAGCGAATAGCTGGGCGATCATGTCACGTTGCGGTTCGTTGAATTGAACCGTGTAGGGACCAGGACCTTTACTCATGTTCGTTTCTCCTCAGGCTGCAATGCGGAGCACTGCAAGCTTGCGCTCGCAATGCGTGATATGCTTCTGCATGTAGTGCTTGTGATCGTATGACATCACAGCGCAATCAGCGTCGAGCTGTTCGGACTGCAAGCATGCGTTCCACATGTTGCCGGCTTGCATCGCTTCGTGTTGTTTCTCGAAACGATAACCGACCCCTGCGCCCGCGCGATCGAACAGGTACTTGCCATCGACGGGGTCGCGCACGACGACCCAACCCCCGGTGACGTTGACAAGGTAGAACCCCTTGTCGTTCGGCTCGGCACGCGCGGCGGTAATTTTACTTTCGAGCTTGCGGATCAGTAATGCAAATGTCGCTTTCATTTTCTCTCTCCTCATTGGTCTGTCATCATCAGTGCAACGGGACCAATCGTTGCAGACCCCCGCGCATTTGCGCGCGGGAGTTTCGACACGTCACAACCGCACCCGAACCCGACTGCGCTTGTGAGTCCGCACGGCCTCTTGCTTCAAGGGGTCGCGCGGCATTTGCAAATTTTGACCCGTGGCCTTGTTGTAGACCCCCAGGTATTTCTCGTAGTCCTTGCGCGTGATGCACACTGAGCGCCCTGATTGCGTCGTCGCATACAGGATGCCGCGAGGAGTGTGCATCGCGATCAACATCGCCTCGGGATACGTTCGGTACCATTTCGTGTCGACCTTGCCCCGCCCGAGGGGGATGTTGACACTGTACTTGATCGACGCGAGGAACACACGCTCTTCCCATTCTTCGTATTTGATCAGGCCGTCCGCGCTCGAAAAATTATCGGCACGCTCGACCGCGTTCAACTCCTCGTCCAATCGGACTCGCGCTTTCATATGATCAAACCTCCCTGTCATAGCCTCACCCGCTCCTTCTTCGTCGTCGTGTCGAGGGGAGCGAGGTATGAATTGCTCACGAACAAAACCGGGAGCGTATCGACGTCCCACTTGACGCCCGATTGTTGGCCCCCCAATTGCACGATCCGACCAGGACGTTTTTTGCCGACCCCGATCTCGACCACCATCATTCGTTCGCGCAATACGCAACCCTTGTAGCCGACGGCCGCAGGGCCGTTCATGTCGGGACCGCGTAGTTCGTTCAAGGGAGTCTTTGCGAGCTTGGGAGTCGTGACCTTCGCAGGGGTGTGCGCCTGCTTCGTGCCCTTCGCCCAGCCCCCCGCCCATGATTTGACTGTGCCCTCTTTCAGGCCCAGCGTTTGCGCGAACGCGATCGCTGCATCAAGCCCCCGATCGAAGAACACGTCATAGACCTGTGCTTTGCGGGAACCTTCGCGTGGTGCTTTCGTCATGTCGTTTTCTCTCTCATTGGTCTGTCATCATCAGTGCAACGGGACCAATCGTTGCAGACCCCCTCGCGAGGGGGTTTCGACATTTACGCTTTCGCACGTCGCGCTAATTCGCGTTTCGCCTGTGCAGCCGACACCGAACCGCGTTTCTCACCCTTGTGAGTTTCAGCCAAATACTTCACTTCGTCGTCGCTGAGGGTCTGCAACGTTCGGGACTCAGGGAGCGGCACCGTGAACGTCTTGCCGTTCATGACGATAATTCCGTCCGCAGCCAACGCTGCGATTTCAGCCTCGCGAATGATCGAGCACCGGTTGCGTGTCG